GGCCGAGGGATATCTTGTCGGCAATAACAGCAGCCAGGACTTGATATACTCTCTTTCCTACGTCTTTATTCCCCTCCGGCGGGATAAGGGCGGTTTCTATATTATCCGGCATTGACTTTCTCCTTATGCTTAATTCTCATGTGATTGGTGTATCCTGATTTGGTGAACTGCTTGTTACAGGCGACACAGTAATTGGCGGGCGGGTTCCCGTCTGAACTGAATGGAGTTGTAAGGTCTTTCGCTTCCGTTTTAATTTCGATGGGCTTTGTATCTTCCGTTTGCCCCTGTTGAATCTCGGTTTTGCCATTATCTTTACTTTCCTCCGAAATATTATTCCCTCGAGCTCTTGCTTCAGCTTCTTCATCTGACATCATTCCTACTGGTGAGAATAGTTGTTCTCTATCGAGTATGTAGTCGCGGTCACTCCCCACAGGAGACAATGAAAATCCCGTTGGTGTGATATTCAATATTCTATTTATGTCCAGTAATACGGTGTTTGGCAGGATCATCGGCCTGTGACCACCATAAGGGCAGCGCATAAACTCGAATTCGCACCCGGGATAGAACGGATCGGGAAAGCCATGTGCGGCATCGGGGGACTTAATCATGTCGCCGGTGAGCGGATATTTAATTTTCTTGAGGTTAATAATGCCTATGATTTCATCGCACATCTGGCATTTGACCTTAAAGATAACCGGCGTAAAGATATAATTAAATAACCTATTCATTTATTTTTTCCTCTTCTAGTGTCTGAATTACTGGAGCTTTGTCCGGTATGTCGATTCTCAGTTCATCCCATGGGTCGCGTTCGTGGGCGAGCTCGTCCTTTTTGGGTTGTTGTGGACGTGATAATACCGGCCTCCCACCGAGTAAACTTTCCATGGCGCCGTGCTTCTTGCCCATCTGATAGCCGGCAAATAGGGCTATATAAATCAATACAAATACGACTAACATGATCAATACTGTGTTAATGTCCATCGATATCACTGAAAGTTCTCCCTTCTGTTCCTTCGTAATAATCCTGATTTGCTTCATACTCAAAGAAAGCGTTGTTTTCCTTTTCGTTGGCTATTGCCTGCGCCTCGTATGTGTCATGCACAACGCGCTCAGTCATGGCGATATGGGCTTGTGCCTGAGTTATTTGAGATTCGGGTAGGCGTAGTTTGATTGGTCTAGCCATACAGATATGGCAGGCTTCATCATAAACATGATCTTCCTGCTCAGTGTCAACGTCTTCAAAGGTATCATCCATGGATAACGCTGGTATTGTCCGCAGAAAATCTTTGCAGGTATTATATATCTGCATCATTGGCCTATCGATTTGTGCTCCTGATTCGTTTCGGGGAACAAACAACCGTTCTCTAAATTGCTGGATCTTCTGTTTTCTTCCGGGATCGCCGCGGGTAAGGAAAATACCAAAACGCGCAAATGTTTCAGCCGTACTTGGCCCCTGCCCTCCGCCTTTGTAATCCGGTTTCTTATTCCAGCAATCCGGACCGGCGAGTCTGATTAAATTTTGTCTTCCAGATATTCCTATGTCCTTTTCGCGCCGATTGATCTCCTTTGCTATCTCAGTATCAGTCATGCGTAACCCTTCGTCGGGCATTCCAGAGCCGCCATACCACTCACTAAAGCGATAAATGCGCCCTTCTTCGTCAGCCCACCACCAACCTATCGAGAACGGCTTGCCGTAACCCCAATCAAATGTCATGTAAACCCATGCGTGTTTTGGTACTGGTATTGGCTGAATGATATGAGCATCTGTAAGAAGAAATGCTTGACCGATATAAACATCCCAATCGCCATTAAGCCATGCGGCCCTTAAGACCGGATCGGATATTGATTTCAGTTTGTTGACATATTTGGGATCATTATCGCAGAGGATTCTGTTATCATCGAGGAAAGAGGGAATATAAACTCTGGTCTGTCCTTCTGAATCTGTTATAACGGTGCCGGGCTTAACTCCGAAAGTCTTGCCGAGCTTGAAATATTCTTTAACCTGATTATGTCCCGGCCCACCGGGATTTCCTGTGCCGAACATATGACAAGGCACACCATAAGGCGAACGGTTAGAACCTTTTAATTTTTCCACCATCTGCGTGAAGAAGGGAAACGTCGTGCATTCGTCTATACTGATCTCGGTGTATTGTTGCCCTACATGATCCATAACCATAGACAAAGATTGAATAGCAGGCATAATTACCTGCGCTCCGCCCCTGAAGCGAATGTAGTTTGTTTGCTGATCTCCGCCTATTCTAGTTGCTGGCAATCCCTCTCCAATCATTCCGTCAATTCTCCTGCGTAGTTCTGCAAACTCTTTATATTTTCGCCGGACAATAATACCGTTCCACTTATTTCCCCACTTCTCAGCCCCCGCAACGTGACGGCCCCAAAGGCAATCACTTTTACCACCACCACGGGAACCACCAAAAAAAGGAAAGTCAGCCGGACAGATAGCGGCATACGCTTGGGGTCCTGGCTGCGGTGTCCAAAATGCCATTACTTATCTTTCGCCTTCTTAGTCATGTTTTGATAACTCTTTTCCCAATCCTGAATGCTCTTAAACTCTGGTGGCATATTCGTCAGGGTTACTTCTAACGTCTTTGGATCGTCAGCGCCGGGCTTTACTCTATCGAGAATCCCAAGAAGAGCTTTTACTTTGTCGTGGAGCTTAAATTTTCGCTTTCTCTTTACGACCGATCCGCCAACTTCAACGGTATCTTCCTCAATTGCCATAACAACGGCGGACAAGTCTCTTTTTAGGTCGGTAATATCAATAAGTTTAGTCGTCTCAACGTCGCCGACCTTATCTTTTTTGTAAAAATCAGCCATATTAACAAAGCCGATTCGCGCCAATTCCTTAATGACTTCATCCTGATTGACCATCGTCCGCTCTGCTATTAACCGCTTTCCTTCTGTAATTGCGGCTACAACAATCGGATTTTTCATAAGAACGAACGCTTGCTGCGCTGAAGACTTTTTACTATATCCCGCTCGCTCCGCTGCTTTTTGTTTATTAAGATCAACAAGATACTCTTGAACAAAACGCCCCATTTTATCAGGAAGTTTTGCGATTAATTCTTCATAGGTTTGTTTGGGATTATCGCTTTTAGATTCGTTTTGAGACGGTTTTTCCGGTGAGGCTTTAATTTCCTTTTCAGCTTTCTTCGTCTTTTTTACAGGTTTTTTCGCTTTTTTCTTTACTGCCATGCAAAACACCCCTGTTAAAATTGCCTATAAATAATCTTTTTAACCAGAGCCTAGCAATAATGAAGGCTGGAAAGAGCCTTCTATTTTCGCGCCCTTAGTTATATTTTTTGTAGCCTCTAACGGCTGTAAATTTTTTAATGACCAACATAAACGAAAATCTATATCTTCTGGCCTCTCGTAATTAAATACCGCTATTGGCACTTTATGATCTATATGCCAATAACTGCCGTAATTTCCCCATGCCATCCCTGGCTTAAATTGCTTCTCAATGTGTTTTTGTAACTGTTCAACCGTATAACCAACAAGAGATTCCCAACGACGGCCTGCTTTTGTATTTTTTTTAATAGAACCCCATATTCGAGACCTTATGCTGTTGCTCAACTTCCCCTTTGGTGTGCTATTTATCTTCGCACAATATTTTTTTACTGCTGGCTTTATACGTTTCGAGTCGCACTTCTTACACGTCCGTTGAAATCCGTCTTTGGTTTTAGTTGACTTATAGAAATCAAATTGCGCTTTTTCAATCCCACATATCGGACATATTTTTAGAATTTCAATTCGCCTAATCTTCCCACCATTAGCGAGATAAAATTCAATCGCTTTATTTAAAGCTTCTGATTCTTTTTCCATGGCTCTATTATACTATGGGGTTTTTGGGCCAAGATGTAACTGTTTCTGAAATCGACGTAACTACGCCGTGAATCCAACATAACTACGACGATAAACTACTTGACATTACCAAATATGTGCCATTTTTAACTATTCAACCACTGCTGTATTTTCTCTTCAGTTATCCAATATTCACGGCCTACAGATTTCGCCGGAAGGCGATCTTGTTTTCGCTTGATCAGCTTCCGGACGAAATCCTTGCCTTTTCCTAGTCGAACAGCAATCTCGCCGAGTCCGCGGTATTCTTTTTTTATTTCAACCTCAGCCATGGGCAC